GGAATCAAATGAAGCCCGTCGTTCTGGTCCGATTGAATATTTTGTAATGCGGCTAACATCTTTGGACTATTCGAGGCAAGTAATTCTCCACGCAATTCGTCCTCTGGGATGCGGTTCATCAATTCGCGCAACGATTGTTTATACATATCCATTTCTTCGACTGGGGCTTCCCCTTCTTGGGGTGCCACATCTAAATCTTCGGTATCTTCTTCTTCTGGCACAGCCGTTTCTTCTTGTTTTTTGAATGGTTTGGGTCTAACAAATCCCGCGGGAGTTGCAAAATTGCAAATTAATCGAGAATAAATTTTGAAAGTAGAACTGGATTCTTTTAGAATTTCTTTGTTCAAATCTTTTACGGCCGCCTTCGCGGGTTTCGACTTTCCTTTTACTTTGGATTCTTCTTCTCTTTCATGAATTCGTTCTGGTTCATATTTGGAAAACTGATAATCACTCATAGGAACACGCACAATATTAAAATCAGTGGCTTTATCATACCGAGGTAACAATTCTTCTTGAGCACTTCGGAAATAAGAGGTCAGACCCACAATGCGTTTCTTGAATTTCAATGGATTTTTAAATTCATACATATTGTTTTCTTGACTTTGAATAAATTCGGCAATAAAGTCTTCTAATGAATCGGGCAATGCAGTAAATGTATTAATATGATGTTCATTTACCGCAATGTCGTGTCGTTGCAATATGTCCTTCACTCTTGCGGGGAATTGACGTTCTCCCAAATGTTCCGAATCACGATTGTATACAACACCTTGGTTGTTAGGTAGTGTTTCAAACCCAAATGGATTTGTGGTAATTGTTAGTGTCTTCTGATTGTATTCAATGTAATCTAACATAGTTAGTTCCGATAAATGTCTTTTTAAAGTTTCAATGGTAACGGGCATAGTGGAAGATAGAGTAAACACGTGAGTTTTGATGTATCCCCTCAAGATATTGAATAAAACCGCAATTTCGTTGGGATAATTAATAATAGGAGTTCCAGACAAAAGAACAATTCTTGCATTCGTTGCCGATAGTAAATCTTTATAAATGTTAATTGCCATAGGAATCGATTCACGGTTTTTCTTCTTGATTGTTTGTTTCACCGCATAATATGTATTGAGTTGATTTACAATTCGACTGACTAAATTGTGGGCTTCGTCCACGATAACGACTTTGTCGTCAAATGGATTCTTGGTTGAACTCATTTCCAGATACTTTTTAGTTGTTAGACCATTATAATTGATAAAAGAATATTTCACTTTAATCATTTCATCCAATTGATTATTCAAGCTGGCTTGATTGACCGTGTCATAATTGCTTCGTTTAGTCACATCAACCACCCACGCACCTCGATTTGCATCAATATATTCTACTGGAAGTTGTAAAATGCTGGACAGTGTATCTCGTAATTTGACATCTCCGTCTACTTCAATCCATTCCCAGAACTGTTGTTTTTTGTAATATTCATCGCCACATTTCTTCAGTTCTTCTAAAAAATTGGGATTCAATGAAGCGGGGGTCATTACCACTACACGTTTATCTGTTTTCAATCCTTCTGCAATGGCAATTGAACTGCACGTCTTACCCGCACCAAGACCGTGGTAAAGTAATAAACCTCGGTAAGGATTATACAAATTCATGTAATCTCGAATAATTTGTTGGTGAATAAGTAATGACACACTAGAATCCGCACGTTGTAAATCTTCACAAGTCACATTTTTTGTTAAATCTAATCCCGCATCACGATATTCTTTGAACATTTGATTTGTTAGATTAATAAACATTTTGCGGTTATTCATATACATTGGGTGAACTCCCATTTTAATGATTTTATTCTGAGGGAGACGTTGCTGGAGAGGGGTGCTTCCGAACCGAGCATATTTGGCGGGAGAAATGTTGGCGATGGATTTATCGCCAATCTTGATTTTGCGGGTTGGTTGTTTTTTGGGTTCACGATCTTTTTTGGTTTTGGGTTTTGTTTTTATAGGAATGGCTTCCTCATCGTCTTCCTCTTCCTTTTCTTCTTCATTTGCAACTTCGATAGGTTCTTCTAAATCTAACGGTGCTTCGTCTAGAGGTGCTTCATTTAAAGGTGCTACATCTAGGGGAGCTTCATTTAAAGGTGCTACATCTAGGGGAGCTTCGTTTAATGGAGCAACTGGTTTTGGTAGAGGAACAAGAGGTTTAATTCCGGGAACCACCTTTGCGGGCAATCGATATGTTTGTTCGATTTGAGAGTATAAAAAGGACCATTCATCCGCGGCATCTCTTCTAGGGTAGTTTAGTTTTCTATAATCGAATTGTTCTAACAAAGTATACACCGTTGAATACATACCAGAAAATTTACGATACATTTCCTCTACTGCATTGGTCATCTGTTTCCATACCGCATAATAGAGTTGGTCGCATTGTTTTGTTAGCATAGGATGAACATTGTCAACCACGGACAGCACAAACACATTGGCCTTATTTTGGGCGTAATGTAAAAATTCATCATATTCGGGAATACTATTTGTTCCAACACACATAATAATGCATACTCCTTTCTTCGACAATAATGTATTTTGAAAAGTAGGAAACGTTTTACGAATAAACATACATTTGTTAGTTCGAATAGAATCTACATCTTCTTCTAACAAACGATTGAATGTGACGGGATGTTTTGAAATCACATTGGGTAGCCATTTCACGTGATGAACACATCCGTCTTTAAACGTATAGGATGGATCAAATGTTTTCAATGCATTCAAAAAGAATAACTCATCTGGAGCAGATGGGGATTTCTTAGAAATGCCGGCAATTGTTTGAAAAATAGTATTGTATTCTAATTCTCGGGTTAAAAGTAATTCCACATCCGCTCGACGCATTGCCCACCATTGGGATGTTTTGTTGATACTTGCATCCATCACATTAAAGATAGAAAGGGTTTGTTCAGTTAAGTATTTGGCAAATGTAGGGAAAGATAACAAAGGATAACTGTCTTCGGAACACAAGACAAACCACTGATTGGTTGTTTTCTTCATGGCTTCTTTCAGTAAAAGAATAGTTGCACTAACAATACTGTTGTTGTTCCATTCAGTTTCAATAAGTGTAGGAATAATATAAGGTCGGTAAATAGGAGATACTTCCTCTTTCAATTTAGGATGAATGTATACATTGCTACTTTGAATATAAGGAGCCCATGCTTCCCCATGAACAATGGATCGGTATGTTAGAAAACAAAATGCAATGTTTTTGGGTTTTTGAACTACAACTCGAATTGGCTGTTTTTTTGCTTGCCCGTTTTCAATTAATTCGAGAGGAACTTCAAAATCAGATTGTTTTACCTTTTTAATTATAACGGGAACCCGCACATTCACTTCTTCAGCCTCCTTCTTTTTAAACAAATCGGGTCTCAATGCTTTTAATTTATCCATTTTCTCTTATATAGTTCAAATATAAATTTATTGTTATGATTACTATTCAATGTCATTATCTTCATTTTCGTGCTGTTCTATTATTTGAATGGCATTAAAACACGCGTTTTGCTCTGCTTTTCGTTTAATTTTGTGCTTCCCATTTCCTAAAAATAAAAAGATTGAACTATTCTCTGCCAAACGGGTATGAACATTCTTAAATGTTTTAAAATCTTCAAATGGAATTGAATCTGCGTGTGTTAGGTTGTGAATAGATTGTCCTAAACACAGATAGACTCCCATGTTGTATCCTTCTTCTGCGTCCACGGCGGTTACTTCCATGTAGTGAGGAGTTACTTTAAACTCCTTTTGTATTTTGACTTGAAGTATGTTCTTGTAGTTATCGTCATTCTGCACCAATTCGACCCAATCAATGTGTTTTTCAAATACGTTTTCAATAAATTTCTGGGCAAATTGGAACCCCGGGCCCGTAGTAAAAACAGAGGAAAACCAGTTGTGCTCATCATTGACTGAAATTTTATTCAAATCTAGAAAGATGGCTCCGACAAAGGCTTCAAATAAACATCCAAGGCGTTTCAAATTGGTGCGAATCTTTTTCTCTTCCGCGTGTTTAGAGAGCAATAACCATTTATGCAGACCCATTTCGTATGCAATTTTACCGATTGCTTCATTCTTTACAATCGCAATCTTTTTTTCAGTCATAAACCCTTCATTTTCTTTAGGAAAACGCTTATACAAAATGTATTTGGTGACTAATTCAACCACTCCATCCCCCAAGAATTCCATTCGTTCGTTTGATTTTGTTTTTAAAGGTAAACAATTGTCTGGCATGGTGGCGATTGTAATATTTTGCGAAGTGTTTTCCGCCAACGGGCGTTTCAAATACGATTTATGCACAAAGGCACGCTTGTACAATTTTTCGTTATGAACTACAATTGGTAAATTATATTTAGCAAGAATAGATTGAACATCGCTCAATGTAATCTCAACATTTAATGGATTGTATGGATTAAAAACTAATCCAGATTCGGTATGAATAATATCGTCAGTGCTCATTTGGTTAATTATAATTGTAGTGTTATATTTAATTAACTATTTAATATATATTTTTTTATAATAATAGTATATAAAATGGCAACAATGCATGGAAGAGCTAGATTTGTAGGTATTTTAGTGAACAGAACTAACAACTGCGGAGGAAATAACAAAAGTGGACTTCCGTCCAAGATTGGCGCGGTCGCGAACAGAATGGTTCTGTCTTGCAACAAGACATGCCAAGTGGTTCCTAATACGTGCCAAGTAAAGAAGAGCGTCCATTTCGTTTACCGTGCTGGACGCAAGTACCTTGGTTAAACGATGAGTGATGGTTAAACGAGTCATAGTGATAACCTTTTCAAAGGTTGTATATATAATATTGTAAAATAGTTTAATAATTGTGTATCAAACTATTTAAAATGAAACTTAAATTGAAAATAGATGTAAGAGAAACTGATTTATTTGCGTGTTGCAAAATGATTCTAGACCGGAATGTGTTAAAAGATTCAGTTGAACTAACAAGTGTGCCCCTTCCGATTGGCGATATTATTATTTCTGATGCAACCACAGATGAAGACAAAGTGATTATTGAACGAAAAACATTGGTCGATTTAGCAGCAAGCATTAAGGATGGTCGATATGCGGAACAGTCCTATCGTTTGAATGGTTTAAATCACCCAAATCACAATATTATCTATTTGATTGAAGGTGACCTAACAAAATTGTCTATTTTTAAATCAAAAATAGATAAGCAAACATTGTATTCTTCGATGTTCTCTATTAATTATTACAAGGGATTTTCTTTAATGCGTAGTCATACTTTAGAAGAATCGGCCATTATTTTGTGCAATATGGCATTCAAATTAATTAAAAGTAAAGATAAGCAACCATATTACAACCAACAACAACAACAAGTAACTCCACAGCCCGGCGACGAAGTCGATGAATATTGTTCTGTAGTAAAACGAGTCAAAAAGGAAAATATCACAAAACAAAACATAAGCAACATTATGTTGTGTCAAATACCCGGCATTAGTGATGTAACTGCAACCGCTATTTTCAAAAAATTTAATACATTATCCGACCTTATTGTTGCGATTCGGGAAGACCCCACTTGTCTGAATGACGTTAAATCGATCATGGCCAATGGAAAATCTCGAAAAATAAGCAAAGCATGCATAAAAAATATTATTGATTTTTTATAATATTTGATATGTGTATGAAATATAAAATTCCTAACAATGTTCGCATGGTAGGGGTATCATTGTTGGTGTTAGTTGCAATATATGGTATATTGTCTATTTTAATTAAGACACAAGAAGGATTGTCTGATGGGGCGGGGAATGCAAATGCAGAAATAATTAAAAAAACGAACGAAAATACAACATCAACCACAGATATCTTCTCTAAATTACCAGCCAGCACAAATGCATATGTTGATTTAGTCAATAGTTATAAAAATATGAGAATTACCCAATCCATATCTGAATTGGTTACTAACAAATCCAGCCCGAAATTCGCAAGCATTTCAGATTACAATGAAGCCATTGATTATTTAAAAACATTGTACTCTTCGGGCTCAGATATAGATTCATCGGCCATTACAGCCCAAATTAATGAAAATAATGCAACCATATCCAGCACTTTAGAAAAATTAACTGCGGATAATCAAGCTTATATTGATTTGTTAATTAGTCATAAAAATTTGTCAATTGCGAAACAATTAACGGGACTTGCCACAACTAGCACGGCATTCATTGGTATTTCAGATTGTGACCATGTAATCGATTATTTGAATGAATTAAGTGGTCCTCCCATTTCAAACCCCGCTACTGCGGTGGCAGTTCCAACTACTCCCGAGATTTCTTTAATAAAGAAGAATTAGTTGTATAATTAGTAAATTATAATATTTTTAATAATTATGCAAACCACTATTGGAATTATTATATGTTTAATTGTTATTGTCATTTTTTCGATTAGCTATATGTCTAGTTATGAAGGACTAACAAATGAAACACCTACAACAACCGCAACAACATCTGGTTCAACAATCACCAGCCCAACTGGGGATGTCCCTCTTTCAACTGTAGTTGATAATGCCGAAAAGGCCGCGGTGGCCAAAGAGACGATTATTGGTCTTTCTCAAAACAAGAGCGAGTATGCAGAACTCATTAATCATTTGTTAGATTATTATGATAATCGTTCTATTAATGAGATTGCCAACGCCAAACAAGATGAAAATGGGGACTATGATTTATCGAGCATTGTGCAATATAAAAACATTAAAGAGGCATTAATTCAATCCCTTGAATATGTTTCTTTTTAAACTTCACTTCCTTTATATTTACCAGAGTCAACTGCTTTTTCTGTATAGTCTTGGCCACCCCAATTGGTGTCCATTGGATTGTCACTCAACGTTTTAAATTCGGGAACGGGACACGGTTTTAAATCGGCGGGGAATTCTATTTTAGGAGTTGTTACACTATGCACAGTGTTGCCTTTTGCATCCATTTTGTTAGGGGTAGTATACCCCGTAAATAATTCCCATAAAGAATATTGAATGGATGAGGTAGGATCCGCACCAGAAACATCAATCGTTGATTTTCCGCATGTGGATTCGTTAATTAATTCCGTATTTGGCTTGTCCGAGGTTACGTAAGAAGGTGGAGTTGGGGGAAGTCCGCCTTTTGGGTCATTTACAGAAGGCCTCATTTTATAAACTCGATTCCCTTGAGCATCATATGTTTTTTGAACAAACAAAACGGGGCATTTAATTCCGACTGTTTTTTGCCATTTTAAAAAATCGTGATAATCTTCTAACGTGTTGAATTCAAGTGGATTGACTCCGGGGACTCTTTCAATGTTTGAATTTAATAAGAAATATTTAGACCCAACTTGAATTAATATGTTAGGGCATCGACTCGTTTTTTCATATGATGCATATTTTGCGTAAAAATGCAATCCTCCTAAAAAGATGATTACTCCAAGAATAAATCCAATTATAAACTGGATAACTAACATATAATACGATAGGATTTTATTTCGGACAATTATTTTCTATTTATAATATATGCAATTCTTACACGTAACAGATTCGGAAAAAGACCTAGATACTGTAAATAAATACATTACGGATGGTAAACACGTTTTTCTTTTTATTCATTCGGAATCTTGTGGTCACTGCATTCATGCTTTTCCGCACTGGAAACGATTACAAAATAGACTCGCTCATAAAAATAGGCCAGATGTGTTAGTGGCAGATATTAATCAAAAAATATTATCTGAGGTAAATAAGATTGTCAACGTTGGAACAATTGAAGGGTATCCTACAATCAAATACATTTATGGTAAAAAGGTGAATGAATTCGACAAGGAACGAACTACCGATTTATTCATGAATTGGATTGAAACAAACATTGGAAATGCGGTGTCCATGAATAATAAAACTAGAAGAGGAGGGCAACGGGGAGGTAAGCGTAGTGACAGTAAGCGTAGTTACCATAAACGTAGTGAGTGTAAATGTGTCAAATGCAACCATAAACGTAGTGAGTGCAAGCGAAGTAACTGCAAACAATGCAACCGTAAGAGATGCGACTGCAAACGTAGTGACTGCAAGCGTAGTGACTGCAACAAATGCAATCGTAGCATTCGTAAAAGAAAATAATTTGAAATACTTTATATATGATTAAATCACACATAAAGCTTTATTTGTATTTGAATCTATTTTGCACTAACAACCCCAATATGTAGATACTTAACACGCCAACAGATGTTAAAAACATTTGAGAAATATAATCATGTTTTATTTCTTCAAAAAGTAGTTCACTTCGGTTAGTAAATCCTTGTTTTCCATTGCAAGTAACTCCAGTAACGGGATTTACGCAATTTGTGTAAGAACACGGGTCAACTTGGCTTGCATCTGTTATGGTCAGATAATTTGTTTCAGAAACCGTATTATAACTGTTATCAATGACATTCAATGTTACTTGAATGCAATCGGGTGAATCCGAATTCATAATAGAGTTGGATATCCTCTCGGGGTCAATTGCATTTAATCCAGTCATCATTCCCGGGATAAGTCCTCTAAAGTCTGGTAAATTGGCACCCGGAGCAGCATCAATCCCGCCTTTGGGAATGTTGTCTACATAAATAGACCGAGGAACAGATACTCCATTTACATTGCATGTTGCATTTGTTTTAACAAAGAATTGACTACCGAGTGGGCCCGATGACCGACTTGCCCGGCTTGGACCGTCCACTAACAATTCGACATAAGAGATTAACCCATTAATGTCTGCTTCGAGTGTTTTAAGATTTCCCGCATCCGACATCCCCATTTCAGATGGGGCTTTAATTGCTTTAATGTATGAGTAACTGGTGTTACCAGTTGACGGTGGGGGATTTGGATTTGCCATATTCTATTATACTAAAATATAAATATTTATGGAACCACTCCACATTTTTGTGCTTTTAATGAAAGGGGGGATAGAAGTGGTATAGCAACATAATCATCTCCCCCTTTTGCAGTAAAGGAACGAATGGACTCTTTTATTTTGCCTAGATTTTTTAATACTTTTTTAGCATCTTCCGGTAAGCCAGCCGTAGCAATTTTCGCAATGGTTCCGCCAACTGTATTTGCCGTTTTTGTTATCGTTTTTTTGATATTTATTTTAGGTCTTCTGAATCCCTCGTGAATTGGCATTAAAATCATCCAAATAAATCCAATAATAAGTATCCAAATAAAGATTCGCATACAATAATGCAATAAAATATAATTAACCTAACCAAATAATTATATTTGATTAGTATATCATGTCAACTGCCTTTTATCCTCTAGGGATGATATCTTATTCAAATCGTGCAAATAGAGAAGGATATGTGCCTTGGAAAGGTTCGGGAGATTACGTTAACCCAACGTCCCTTACTGCTGGAAACATTCGACCGCTCACAAATAATGACCCGACAAATAACGATGTATATCGCCATGGTATTCCTAGACCCATTAAACATTATAGAAAGGGGTTTTTAGCAGATCCCTCTAGACATTCGGGAACTCATGTTTCGATTTCACAAGCAATGGAAACTCCCGGCTCATTTGTTCAATCGGTTGATTGCCAAGAATCATTCGGAAATACACTTGTATCTGAGTGGTCTCCCATTATTAATCTAACACATAAACCACAACCAGACAAACTACCTTGTGTTGGGGATGGAACAAAGTACATTGGGAGTGAAGTAAATAAAGCACTTAAACGAGTTCGTTCTGCCAATACTATTTTAAAACCAAATTATTATCAAACATCTGCTGAATTGTTATATAATCGTGGATCGACGTTTGACCAAGCCGAAAGTCATTATCGCCCACATGAGTGTGACACTAAGTGTGAAAATCAATTTGTATACAAACCAAGCAATGCCCGATTTGCTCAACAAGGGGCGGTTTCAAGCAGCACCCGATTGTTAGATATACAACGAAGTGCCATGAATGCAGAAACCAATAAAACAAAGAAAGCCCCGTGTGTGCAATATAGAAGAAAGGGGCGTTAAAGTGTAACAAAGTGTAACAAAGTGTAACAACATATAAAGTGTAACAACATATAAAGTGTAAGGACATACAATGATATATTAAATTTCTTCTGCATTCATAAACATATTCATTTTATCCACTTTATTATATGCAATTTTATATTTATCACACCAAGTGGTCCATCTTTGAGAATGATTCTTTTTAATGGCGTCTAGTTTCACCATCTTATTTTTGCTGAAAAAACAATTCAATACTTGATCATATGCATCCATTTGTTTGTGACCATTTACCGATATAAATTCTTCTATCTTTCCTATAAAATAAGGTGAAACTATAATAGAATTTAAATCAACTGCTTCCAATGCGGTGGATTCAGTGTATCCGGTCGCAACAATAAATAGTTTATTTGATAAAACGTTTGAAATAACGGGTTTTACCAAATGTGTTTTTTCGAATATCATACTTATTATGTATAGTATTTTAACCATATCCATATCTATTAGGGAAGATATCTGTATAATTAAACATCCCGCATTTTTTAATGAATATTGAATTGTCTGCAAAATGTCTTTAATATGTTCGACATTAATAACTAACAAATCACAATCAACTAACATATTTGAAACTTCAATAAGTGGGTTGGAATGAAATAATTGTTCAACTGACGTATCTGGCATTCCAATTTGACATATAGTTTGAATATTTGTTTTATATATTCCAAAGGTAGATAACAATTCATGTAATTCATAAAACAAGATAGAGTGGTCGGGATTAGTGAAAAAAAAACATTCAGAAATATTGAAGACATTTAATACATTTGTTAGTTCATCGGATGGTTCCAATGATTGAATCTTTGAGATAGTATCATTGATGGCTTGACGGTATGTTGTTAGTATAGTTGTGGTTGGTGTTGTTGTTATTTGGAGATGTGTTAGGAGTAACCCATTTGGTTTTGGTATATACAATGCATTCATTATTAATAGTGTAATAATATATATTTAAATCATTCGGAAACTTGTATGATTAGGTTTTAAGGGGCGGGTTCTTTATCCGCATCTTTTTTAGTTTTTCTTGTTTTAGGTGGGGCTTTTTCATCAGTTGGCAACGCCTTTTTAGCCACTCGTTTTTTCTTTACGGGTTCTTCCGTTGGAACTGCTTCTTCTACTTGGGCAATTGGTTCTACTACCGCATTCTCTAATGGTGCTACAGTAACCGCTTTTTTCGTGGTCGCTCTCTTTTTCTTCGGAAAATCGGTTGCTACTTCTTGACCCGGTTCAACAATAACTGCTTTCTTCGCCACTCTCTTTGGCTTCTCTGGTGCCTCTGGCTGCTCCAGCATATCTTTTTCTTTTTCAGCCTTCTTCGTTTTTGTTTGTGCAATCTCTTTTGTTTTCTTGGTTTTTGGCACTGGCACAATTGGTTGAACTTCGGATTTATCTTCTTCTTCTACAGCCACCTCTTCCACTGATTTCAAGACAATCTTATTCTGCAATGGCACTACGGGAGCAACCTCTTCTTCAACAGATTCTTGTTGTCCCATTAATGCGGGTTCTGCTTGAGAAGGATTAATAAATGAATTGTATACGGATTCCGCATTCACTTCCAACACTTTTTTGAATACAAAGTATCTGTTCAAAAACGAGATGTATTTTTCGGATTCGGACATTCGGATTGCATCGGCATATTCGGAACTTGAGCTATTTCTCATGGCGACAAACATCGTTTGAAACATCCCATCGGATTGTGACATCGGTAAATTTAATTGTTTGCACTCCAGCTTAGACAACAACTCAAACCCATATAAACTGGCAATCTTGGTTAAATATCGAAAATGAACCAAATACTCTGGCAAATATTGGTTAATCGAATCTTGATATACCATTATTTGTTTTCCAAGACATGATTCGTCTTCTGCAAATTCTTCCGAGTCGTATTTTTTAATTATTTCACACATCAAATGCTGATTGTCATAGACGCGAAGTCCTTCGTCAAACATATATTTTCTCAATTCATGCATCAATACTTGTCCATCATAACACGTTCCGATAAAATACCCGTTTATTGCAGTGCACTCAGACACATTCCGCATAAACCCATGCAATGTTTCCACACTTTTAAAGAAGTAATGCATCGCAAATTGGCAAGAAGATACCTTGAATCCATCCTTTCCAATACCATAAGCGTCATATATTCCCATATGCGTTTTGAATCGGTCTTTTTCGGATTGGCCAAATATGGAACGAACCACTTCTTTATACATGTCATCTTCTAGTGCAGAACCATTACGAATATTTTTGGAACAATCTCCATTCACAAACAAGGCTTTGGGCATGACTGCAAACCGTTTAGAATGATTCAAATAACGGGCATATACTCCATCATTTCTATTTTCAATGTTATCTTTTGAATAATCGATGCCGAGAACAAAGGACAATTTTTGACTGGTCCATTTGGGAATATCCCCGCCTTTGCCACACCCATAATCAATTAAAGTATCGCCTTCTTTTGAAACACACGAAATCAATGTTTTTTTCACAAACATATTATGGAATTGACGCAAACGTTCGGTGTGTGATTTTGTGTTAGACCCATTGTAATAAACATCCGCCGAGATTGGTTCTGCTGGAATGGGTTCTTGTCCAGACAACATCTCGCGTGTGATGGGGTTATGAATTGAATGCCAATTGGAATTGGCCGTGTGATATGCATTTCCAAATATATTATTATACTGTTTGTATTTGGCAGTCTTGTCATATCGATTTCGAATAGGGAACCAGCACTGTTGAATTGGGACACCCATATCATATTGATTCTTGTCAAAACGAAATTCTACAATGGTATCATTTTCTATAATGTCATTATCCTCTGTCATTAATAACATATTGTTGCCATCGGATTTCAACTGTAAATGACAAATGCCCGCAGAATAATTCGATGGATTTGTCGGCACAAATTGGACTGGTTTATATTTTTTGTCTTCTTCGGACGCATCGTCTGCTTTTGTTCGTTCCCTCAATTTATCAATGACATCAATCACTGGATTCAAATATCCGTGGTCTTTTTCACTATAACCACACTGCAAAACAACTGTTTTATGAAAGGAAGCAACTTGGTCTACAAAAGTGGGAGTGATAATCTCATTGTTTGCACTGTCCTTTTTAATTTGGATCAAGAAATCAATTGTATTGTATTCGCTCGGCTTCCATTTGAATGAATGCTTCCAAGTTGTTAAACGCAACGGACCCGCCGTTTCTTGGGCGTTTGCACCAACCCCGAATGTTTTATGGGTAAATATTAATCCATCCACATTGTATTCATACCCAGATGATTCAGTCAATACTGTTCTGCAATCGGCAAACATGTTGTTCGAACTTAAAAACGTTTTCACCACAATCGATACATGCGATGACCCAACTCCTCGGAATAGTTCGGGAACAAGTCCTCCGACTACTAGATTCAATATTTGAAGACGAGTTTTTTGTTTTGGGTCGCTCAACATGAATGGTTGATTTCGAATATCTTTTCCCTTCAAAAAGTATATATCAAAGGATGCAAACCGATTGATAAATTCTCCATTTTTGTCCATTTTAATTAACTCACCATCTATGATAGTTTGAAAATATTTACTGTCTGTTGTCTGAATTCCAGTAAAAACCACCTCCATACTCGTGCTAATTAAATAGATTTTACCCGTAGTAGAGATGAACAACAAATGCCTATCCCCATCGGCTTTGTCTGTGACGCAATAAGCTCCTCTTGTAACAGATGGTTCAGATGAGATGGAGGATACTTTTTCAGACAAATTTGCGGCTTGAAGAGTAACACTGGATGGACCAATAAAATAGCTTGGATTCATTCTACGTTTTTCGCCGGGATACAATAATTCCGAATATTCATTCATAATGAATTCCTTTTCTCGATTGGATATCGGAAAATTCGTATTTTGCAATCCACACAAAATGAATTTGGATACTTTGTGAACCATGGCAGTCAAACTTTGAGGCGTATCCACGGCTTTAGATATCATCTTACCGTCGATTTCAAACTCAATCTCATAGGTTGGTTCATTTGAAAACACATTTGAATCCGCAATGTTGTATGCATAAACTTGTTCGCGTTTTCCGGTGGCATTCATAATAACAGTAGATGACTTCACAATCGTCATATGAATATTCACTTTTGGGAATTCGGGAGATTTGAATACAATTCGGTTAATAAATCGAAACGTTTTTTTCATGCTCTGCCAATCATTTAACATCCCCGTGACAATATCACTTTTGTGATGATAATTTCTTTCATTCTTAAATGAAACGGTGAAATCAAAATCAGAAAACTCCGCATCACGAAGTGGTTCTTGTTTAAGGTCGAGGATTGGTTGCTTTTGAACAAACCGAATCTTTTTATTATTTTTGATCAGCGAAGCCGCGTCTATCTTGTCGGTTCGACAATATTCTTGAATTAATGGCATACCGTGCAACTCGGCCCGAATAGAAGAATCCCTTACACCCGCATCGGATTTGAATTGAGTTTTGATATCCAGTCTGGTTTGGTTATTTTCGGATTGAGTCGTAAACCCTCTACGTTGAAGTTCAATAATAACATTGTCATAATCAATTTTGGATATTTTTTTAAAATCACGGCGTGTTCCAAACCGAGCTTCAAATTCGGGAAAATTTCCACTTCCCGCCACATTGTTAGTTAAATAATAACTTAACAATACGTTTAATTGTTCGTTAGGTGTTTTGGTTTCCATGTTGGTATATATAAGTCATATATTTTTATATTAAACATTAATCAATTTTATTTATATGGGTGGTAATTAAATCGTAAATGTTCTGTTTCTTTTTGCACTCAACCGGAATAATCAGTTTTAATCTGGAACATATGTTTTGAAGGTCGCTTAATTTATAACTACTAATTGATTTTAATGGAAGTTTAAAATGAGTTATTTCATAATTAAGAGTTGTTATGTCTTGCGGTTCATATTCCAGTTTGTATCGATTGGTGTTTCGGTGTATAACCCATATTTTGTTAGTAGAAGTGTTCCCAATCATATCTGTATATAGCTGATTTTGAAATAAAACTACATTTAGTTGTTCTAAAGCACATAATGCCAAAAAAGTGGACATATCAATGCATTTGTCCATAGATAGAGTTGCTTCAATGTCGGATAATTTCTGGATTCGGTGCATTTTCAGAATCGCTTTGTTCGTTCGTAGCAATTCAATGTATCTGAACTTTTCTGTTTTTTCTTTTACAAACGAAGCGGGCTCTTGTTCATACGCGGAAATGCCATTCTTCATAACATAAAAACACCAAAAAAGGGAATCCCCTCTTGGAGAAAAAAACATCGCTCTAGGATTGACAAAAGGCACTGCATTTACCATTTTTGGTTCTACTCTAGAGTCCACTCTTTCAACTCTGTTTACCAACGGCACAACATTCGGTTTCTCTTTTATTATTTTCGGGAACATATAATTTTGTAATTCGTGTACAATATTATATTTGCTGGGGTGGTTAGTAGTCTGACTCATTATATTTACTTTATCACTTATCTTTAACATCTTTCATAAAATATGTGTTTTTAAATGATTCTTTTTGTTTTTCTGTTTGGTCTAATTGCAATTCTTGCGATTTAACATATCGAATATAAATTTTGAGTTCTTCAATGAGGGGTTGATTCAAATCAGATAAATTAATATGTATGCCATATTTGTTTTCATTTATGGTGACATCGCTATTTTTTGTTAGTATACGTAAAATTTCAACTTGATTAAACTTGGGCATCAACTCAATGGCGTCTCTCATTACTTGCAACTCATTGCAGTGACTATTCATATCTTCATATGTTCTATATTCCATTTCTTTAATTGAATAAATAAGATTCCGTTTAAATGTGTTTAAAATACAAATCTCTTTATTTACCCAAATTCTGTCCAAAATTTTGTAAAAAATGTCTTGCCTCTAATCCACATAAGGTTCTATCCTTTCTGCATGCAAGGGCATACAAATTTTCAACTTCTCCAGTAATAATGTTTTTTTCACCAAATCGTTTGCATTTACCATAATACAAATTGGCTGGGTCTGTTGGTTTAATAAAAAAGAGGCAGTTTGAACATGAAGTAACATGTTCATTCTTAATAACAATGTGTCTTTTTACAATTGGAAAGATTTTATTTGTAATATTTGTTAGCATTCGCATTCGCATTATAGATAATCGGGAATAAATCTTTATATGACAATTGTTAAACAATTAATTCGCCAATGATAGATATTTGAGTATCATTCAATTCAAACCGCTGTCCGATGACCTTGATTTTAATAATATCGCCTTCTTTGACGTTGGCGAATTTGTCATTGGAGTAATGATGGTCTCTTGCAATAAAGGCTATAATCGGGGATGGTATTTCGGTTGTTTCGCATCGTATGCCCGCCTTTGTTATGTTTTTGGCAATGCAAGAAATCTCCATTCCTTCCACGGGGAAACACACTTGGCATTGAAAGACCACGTTGAACTCCACTTTGTTAGCGATGACTAATCCACTAGATACCTCGTTTATCAAAATGGAGTTTGGTTTAATGTATCCTTCTACGGTGCACTTTCCTTCACATTGTTCGCGCAACAATTGTTCTAATATTTGATTAATATTTTTTCCGATGTGTTGTAGTTCGACTTGAACAATTCTGGATAAAATTTCTGGATTGTATACAACCATTTGTTGTTTGGGATTTTTGCCACGAGTTGTCATTATAGTAATAATATAATATTATAATGTCTTTATAATTTAATTCAATTTTATCTAATTATTGACAGACAAAAACTTATTTTCTTCATATGTAAAAAACCATCGTCTGTCCGGTCTTTCTACATTGTATCGACGCATTAAGAATTCTTCCATAATACACAAAGTGGTTTGACTTACGGTTTTCGTATTTTCAGAATTAAATAACTCACTGCCAATAACCGCATTTAGTTGCTTGATTGTTTTGACTTTACCCGCATTCGCACATTTGGCGCCCGAGTTTCGTTTGTTAGTAGTATCTTTTGTCTTAAAAGAGAGTCCTTCATCCTCATCATAATCAATAAACCCAATGATAGGGTTCTTTATTTGCTGAATGCGTTCATACTGTTTTGTTAGAGCAGTGGTTGCGATCACAGCCATGTATTGTTCCCCGTTAAGTTCCCATGCATTTGTTTTATCATTCAATATGACAATCTTTCGCACATTTTTATCATACAATAGAATGAATGAAGTTCCACTCACCGTTTTTATTTTCGTCGTTAAATATCGATGAACTTTCCCTTCAAATGTATTATCAATTCCTATATTGTTTTGAGTAAAGTAGTCTAATAAATGAATTGTTTTCTTATATTCTAAATAGTCTACTAAATATTCAACTAACAAATGAATAATATGTTCGGACGATATAAGTTCGTGTCTTGCCAATAAATGAATCGCAGAACCACATATTTTGGTTATTTCTTTTTCACCCCGAACCGCTTTCTCACTCGCAGATTCAATAATGCTATCATACAATTCTTTCAATTCATACAAAGTGCGATATCCATCATCTTCTGAACTCATTACAGCCATTTCGTCTTGCGTAACCAAATCTTTAATTCCAATTGTGGCGGGTTTAGTTTGAATGGGAACCATTCGTTCAAAAGTAGTGATATTTTCATTTTCGATTTCAATCGGCTGGAATAAATAATAATTACTCACATTGACTAATGTGCCTTGTCGTGCGTATTTATCGTAAATGGGGATTTTCTCTTCAATCATCTTTGTTAGTGCCACATATATTTGCTCAATGGCAAACTTACCTAATCTATTTATTTCTAATATAAGTGTTTCCGAAGTATAAAAATGTTTTTCTTCCATCAATGATTTGACTGCATCTATAATGTAGTTCGATGCTTCACTCGCAAATTTAACATTGTATGTTTCCATTTGGATGTCATTATTATCAATGTCTTCCGGCACCATGCATTTATCATAGTCGCACTGAATAGTATAGTCTTTGTCTCCCACTTGGAAGTCATCAATTCTTCCCCCACTTGATAGTTCTAATTGAATCTTTTGTGGAAAATTATCTTCTACAAAGTTCAGCTGTTCTTGGTTGAGTTTACAATCCACCGCGTTTTCCTTCAACAATCGACTAATTTGTCCAATTCGGACCGCCTTTGTTTCTGCAAACCGATAAATGTATTCGTCGGCTGTTTCTAATTCGGGAAAGTCGGGAATCGTTGTTGCGTGCATGTAAATCTCCACATTCCGGTGTTCAAACAGTAAATCTTTGTGACTGCCATCGCGCACACCTCTTCCTATGATTTGTTCAATTCGGCTCATATTATACCATGGTTCCATTATGTGTATTTGACGGATGAATTTCAAATCAATGCCTTCAGACCCGGACTTTGAAATGAGTATGACTTTAATGTCATTCCCGTCTTTGTTAGATTTGTTAGTAAGTGCATTGACAATATCTTTTGAATTCGAAGTGTCTCCCGTAATCATTGCATAGGTTCCCTTCTTTTTTGCATGAATCGCGGGTTCAAATAAGGAACTCGTATAATGTTTGTATCCAAGTTCCTCCAAAGCCAGAGCCATAGGAATTAATCCACCATCAATGTATTGTGAATATACTAACACAATTCCGGTTGCATTTAAAATGTGCTCACATATTTTATGAATTTTTGAACTATAGCTAGACAATTTGTTCATCTTAAAAAATCCATCATATTCTGATTTATAGGTATATTTACCATTGTGGAAAGTCACCACTCTCTCAAGACCTTTGGTGCCAGTCATATTTTCGAGAGACCCTCCGCTTTGTATCTCGCTTGATGACGAGACACTTGAACGTTGACTACTAAGCTCTTCTTCATCCACATCGGCGACGTCCTTTAAAGATATGGTTGAACTAGAACTCGATGCGGCAGATTCTGGTTTATAGAACTCCATCAAATCAATATCCCGTTTAATCTTTCCGCCGGGATAAACAATATTCAATGCTTGGATTGGAATCTGCAACATAGTATAACTAATTGTATCCAGTGTATAAAATGGCGGCATTGCGTGGGTCGTTCCATCATCATGTTCTATCATTATTTTCGCTTGTTTTAAATTATCCATAATAAAGGCATATCCCTTCAATTGTTCTTCCCCGATTGGATTAACATATAAATCCAAAGTAGTGGGGGCTTTTATTTTGCGACCGTTCATTTGGGTTTTTACTGCGGATACATATGGGGTATGAGAAGGAATGTCTTTGGGAAAAATTCGGAAAGGAAATGTATATGGATTTTCTCCACGAACATAAGATACATATCCACGCATCTTTCGAACTAACAATTCTTTCCCTTTTTCGGTGATTTCCCCTTCTTCATTAAACACCTTCTTCAACTTAATGGTTGGACGACGGTCATTTATATTTAACAAATTGAGTAGCCAAATAATTTCAGTGCAGTTATTGTACATCGGAGTCGCAGTTAATAACAGCAAACGCATTCTTTCTGCATTTGTAATAACTAACAAAAGCTTGTCGGCCACAATTTTATTCTTCGAATCTTCAATACTAACGCGGATGTTATGCATTTCATCAATTACTAACAAACGATCATTGAATTCATTTTTGATTTTTCGTTGAATCTCTTTTTTGTTCGTTGAATCGCCCATTAACTTATCCACATAATTGGCAAATTCAATATATCCCATAAAAACATAATATGTTCGAATTAAACTTTTAATTTGAGTGATGACTTGCTCCTTTTTAAGGCCTTTCATATTGGTTGGATTTATTTCTTCAATTAACTTATTTCCAATGCACGACGAAATAGTCCATAGACCGTCCTTCTCTTTTAAGTTGTTCTCATCAAACAATTGTTTTTTAAAGTTATCAATGACATTTGGGGCGGCGACTATTAAATTTTTTCGTATTATTCCCGTTTGTTTCAAATAATCACGGGATTCTTCACATACTCCAATGGCAGAACACGTTTTTCCACTACCAAGACCATGATACAACAATAAACTATTGTATGGCGTTTGAAAAGACAAAAAGTTTTTAACAAATGCTTGTTGTGGTTTGAGAACGCGGAAATGATTCTGAATTAACTCATTCGAATGTTCCTTAACATCCTCAAATATTTCTCCGTCATATCTAGTATCATTAAATTCCTTCTTACTAAAAATTTTATCATTGAAATGGGGGTCCGTCAAGGTTGGATATAATAAGGAGCTGTTATTTTGGCTATCTTCAATGTCGATTTCTTCCTTTTGAAGTGCAATTTCGTTACATTTGTTAGAGTATTGATTATCCGAATTATCACAGTTGTTAGCTATGTATTTTTTTTGAAGAGATTTCAATGTTTTTTTACTACGTTTTGTTTGACTAATTGGTTCAACTTTATGTTTTTTAGTTGATTTCCCCATTATCTCAATTAATATACACTAACATATTATTTTAGTTATTTTACAATGAATTGACTCATTAACTTGTGCACATTTGAAATAATTGATTTCTTTTCTAAACTATACGGGCGTATTCGGTTTAAACATTGTTCCAGAGTAAACCATTCCGTTTTACTGACTTCGGATGTCTGATGATTTGGCATTTTGTCGTAGGTCGGGTTTGGCATGATGGCTACAAAATATTTATGTTTATACGATTTATTATTTGAACCAATAAATATCTCTTCATACGGCAATACATTTTCAATGATTTTAATGTCCGCTCGATTGTATCCCGTTTCTTCCTCAAATTCTCGCAAGGCACAATCTAAATCTTTTTCGTGATAGTTACGTCTGCCTTTAGGAAATTCCCATTCACTTTCAACCCAACTCGTATTGCTGGATGCAATTAATTTATCTAATTTAATGTCTGAATTATTGTTTGTTAGTAGTTCAAACTTTTTCAAAGAGACAAATTCATCTGTTTTGGAATGTCCGCACAATTGTTGCCACAATGTAGGGAATGGAACCGTCAACAATTTGGTTTTCTCTTCCATCGACATTTCATTAATTAATTGTTGTATTTTATCTATGTTATACATTTGATATTTTCCTCGCATAAAATCAATGTAACCGAATGTGTCTTTACGACGAATCATTAAAAATTCAAAATGGTCGGTTATTTTATTTTTTCGACAAACAATTATCCCATAACTTGTGATGGGAAGCCGACATTGATGATAATAATGGCCAATTTTATTGCAATTGTTACATAAAGTTTGTTTATTCATAAATATAAAAGTTAAGTCATTCTTTTTATATTTTTATATAAATATCTCATATGGAATTAAACCCGACAATATGGGGTCCTCATTATTGGTTTGTATTGCATTCAATCGCATTAAATTATCCCAAAAGACCAAATGACGTGATTAAAAAGAAATACTACGATTTTATTCAAAATTTTCCATTATTTTTGCCGAATACAATGTGCCGAGAAAACTTTACGGATATATTAAATGCATACCCCATTTTGCCCTATTTGGATTCTCAAAAATCATTTGTTCAATGGACCCATTTTGTTCACAATAAAATAAATGAACATCTTGGAAAACCCAAAATAACATTGGCTACCTTTTATGAACAATATTACGCAGAATATAAACCCAAGCCATTAAAACACGGAGAAAGCATTTATTGGCGTAAAAAATTAATCTATGTTAGTGTAGTGGCTCTTTTAGTTATCACAATTATTTATCTAACCTATTATATATGAAGAATGTGAATGGTGGCAAAATAATTGGGTCTGGTGGATATGGATGTGTATTTAGACCACCTCTAAAATGCAAAGGCAAAAGTAGAACTAAAAAAAGGATGGTATCTAAATTGATGACGGTGAAACATGCTAAAAATGAGTATGAAGAAATTATGAGATTTAAAAGGGTTCTCAAAAAGATTCCCAATTATAGAAAATACTTTTTGTTAGAAGACATTGATATCTGCAAACCAGATGAGTTGACTGATTCCGATTTAGAAAGGTTTGCCACCAAATGCAATGCATTGAATGATAGTTATAATGCAGATTCGATTAATTATCAATTAGATAAGTTGGCTATTTTAAATATTCCCGATGGAGGAAGTGATTTAAAGACATATATTAAAAACGTGGACTATTCTGACTTACCTAGTCTAAATGAAAGATTACTTGATTTGTTAGTTTATGGAATTATTCCAATGAACAAAAAGAAGGTATTGCATGCGGATTTAAAGGATTCCAATATTCTTATGAATGACAAATACGCCACCATTATTGACTGGGGATTATCTGTGATTTATACATCGAATGAAATTCCAGAAAGACTGAAAGACCGGTCTATCCAATACAATGCACCATTTACAAGCATTCTATTCAATTCTATATTTGACACTATGTATTCTACTTTTTTAAAAGAGAATGAAATTCAAACATATCAAACAACCCGCGCATTTGTTGAAGTATATATTAAAACATGGTTTAATCGCCGTGGAGATGGTCACTACAATGTAATTCAAGAAATAATCTCCTCTTTATTTACCAATACAGACTTACCATATCATAAGATTCACAATATGGGAATGGATTTTATTGCAAACTATTTAACAGTGGTCATCATGAAATATACGGTGAATCGAAAAATGAATATTTTAAAATACTATAATGAAGTATATGTTCACATTGTTGACATATGGGGTTTCTTAACAGTATATTTAAGTATGCTGGAATCTTTGGCAATTAATTATAGCCGATTAACTTCAAACGAGATTGTATTAGTGGATAAATTAAAGACAATCGTGCTTACATATATTTATGAGCCACGTGTCACCCCGATTAATATAAAACAATTGGTTTTAGACCTAAAATCATTGAATCCCATCTTTTTAAAATGCACGGTTCAAAATGCATCTACCGATTTTAGTCAATATTCGACAACCGCTTCGGTGCAATATAAAACCTTAACTCGAAAGAAACGTTAAAATATTATTATAATGTATGCGTATTGAACTTATAATAATAGCGGTGACTGCCTTTGTTATGTATAACATTTACAATGATGGAAAATATAGCAAATGGTATTTAATTTGGAAAAAAGAAATCCAAATGGGAATTGTTGGCTTGGTTGGTCTTTCCTTATATTTAGTAGTAAAACGAAATCCATCTCAATGTAAACACATACTGCATCACGCAAACAATGTAGTAAAATATATGCCGATTGATAAATCCTCCATGAGTATTATTTCACCTATTTTAGATTTTACCAATTCTTCGGCCGCTCCCTTTTTAGACGAAATGAATCGTGGAATGAATCATGACTCGGTCGGAAATAACTACAGTGGAATACCAATGAACCATAGTGTTGGGTTACCCCAATCGGGCCATGGTGTTAAAGCAACTAAACGTTCTGTTAGTGAAACAAAGAAAAAGTATGTGGCGTCAATGCAAAATTGGAAATGTGGTGAATGTAGCAAACAATTAAATGCTTGGTTTGAGGTGGACCATAAAGTTCGGTTAGAGTATGGAGGTAGTAATGAAGTAAGCAATTTAGTGGCACTTTGTCGGGAATGTCATGGCAAGAAAACGGCAATGGAGAATATGTAAAAATATTGTCGGTTGATAATATAATAATCATATGGCCATATCAGAGTATTTGGGCGTTATTAATGCAATCATATTTACCATTGCATTTGTATTATTTCTTGTGGTCAAATTAAAAGACAATCTAAAAAAAACGATTTATTATGTATATTTTGCATTTACTTTTATGTTTGCCATTACATCCATTTATTCGATTTTTACAAAAATGGTCGACCAATCGGGATTTAAAGAAACCTTTTATACATATTTTGGCGGATTCTTAGTAAATGCCATTCTTGGTATGATTATCATGCACGGATTTAACATTAAAGTGTTTTATGCCTTTTTTTCTACTTTTGTTGCGTCTATCTTGGGAGTTTTGTATGTACTAACAAAAACGCCCGATAGCATTACCAAGATAGAATCAGACACTTGGTTTAATCTATCTGGATGGGATGATTTTTTGAAAAAAACGCATGATATTTTTCATTATAAGTGGGAATGGGATGAATGCAATAATCCAGCTTCAAAATTGGTATGGATTGTGAAAGCAATTCTTACTTTACCCGTTTGGTTGTTATATGCTATCTTCAGTGGCTTATCTGGATTGTTTGGTATGATACCCACTCCATCCCCCACTCCTCAAAAATCGTGGGTAGAAGAAACATTTCCCGTCTATTTTCGTAAATCAGTCACATATAGTTTAGTCTTATTGCTCTTCATTATGGGTCTCATAATTATGGTCTCTTCGCAAAAGGCAATGCGAAAACAACCATTAAATGTGTTGGCCGTTGCATTTGTGGCGGCATTTGCTTATCTGGGCTATGTTCGATTCTTTCAATCCGAATCGTTTACAACCCAGTTTATGATAACACTTTTTGCATTATTTATGGTCGGCATTTATTTATATAACCCGAATAACATATTAAAAAATATAACGGGTGCCAATTTTACCATCATTCTTTTTATTTGCTTATTTTTGATTGGACTGATTTTTATTTATAATTATTTTACAGTAGACGCATCCGATATAGCTAAAAAATGGGAAGACACTTTCAGTAAAATCGCATATACCATGATTGGTCTTTCAATTTCCATTTCAATGATTATTTGGATGGTGGGGGCGATTGCAAAGTCCCAAGGCGAAGGCCCCACTACTGGAATGTATATATTGAATGCCCTTATTGTGGTTGGAATATTAACTATTATATATAATTCATTAGATGTGAACAAATTATTCAAAGACAACTTATATGCCAAATTGCTTGTGAATATGATTCTTTACATTCCTTGTTTAATATCAGATTTAGCGGATATGGTGATGTCTGAATATTATAAGATGAATTATTTTACTCTCATTATTGTCGTATTGGAAGTAATCTTTATTATTGCATATTGGTTCATTTACCCCGATTTTGTCTCCAAGATATACAGCGGGGGAGGAAAGGTGATAATAAATACCCCCGATTCATTGTCCTCTTTAAAAACAGTCGGATATTACCGCAAATTATCTGCTTCGGATAAAGACAATCCAGTTTTAGAAAAAAACCCAGATACTCCAACCCGAGTCAATACATACCGATACTGTATGTCTTTTTGGCTATACATTAATCCCATGCCTTCTTATGGCGATAAATTCATGTCTCTTTTAAATTATGGAAATAATCCCAACGTCATGTATAACCCTTACAAAAATGAATTTTCCATATTCATGAAAAGCCCAGACCCAGATTGTAGCACAAATGTAATAATTCCAATATACACAAACACGGACATTCCTCTTCAGAAATGGTTTAATGTGGTTCTCAACTATGATAGTGGTCGGTTGGATGTGTTTTTAAATGCCGAATTGGTAAAAACCTCGTTTGATGTAATTAGTTGCATACAATATGATGCATTGACAATTGGAGAAGATTCCGGGGCAAACGCAAAAATATGCAATCTAACCTATTTTCAAACCCCTATAGACATTGTAACAATCCGCACAATGTACAATGTTGCCAAAATAGAAGATACTCCAGATATTCCCGAAAAGAATTTATTTAGCATTTAAGTTATACTTTTTCTTTTTGTATAATATATGGAACCGACTACTATCTTTTTATTAGTGTGTGTGATTGTGCTAATCTATATGGTTTATTACTCTTACACATTTAATTCAACCTTATTAATGTCTACTGTTACCCCCGCCAATGTTGAGACAAAAATAACTCCCCCCGTTCCCGCAAATGGAACATATAGAACCTCGGATTTTACTTTTTCGGTTTGGGTGAATATGAATGATTGGAATTCGATGAATGGATTTTACAAGAACATTGTTAGTTATGGTAAAACAGTAAACGTTGTGTTTGGAAAGACCGCCAATGAAGTGATTGTTACTTTGAAAACCGGAAACAACTCTTTCCAAACAATGCAGATGATAACAAATGTGCCATTCCAAAGATGGGTTCACTTGGCGTTTAGTGTGAGTGGACAAACATTGGATGCGTATATGAATGGAAAATTGGTAAACACCAAAATGATAACGGGTAATATGTCAAAGCCAAATGCAACGGATGTAATTACTTTGGGTGGCACAAATGTAACACCAAGCCCAGCATGCACTGCATCGGGGTATGATAGTCAATCACAAAATGGATGTTCCCCTTATGGAGATGCTGGAAAGACAAACCCCGGCTTTAGCGGTTGGGTAAAACAGTTCCAATATTGGCCATCTAGCACAGATCCCCAAACAATCTGGAACATATACCAACAATCCGTTGGGTCTGATATGTTTGGAAACTTTTTCGGCAACTACGGGTTGTCTGTTTCTCTCACAAACAATGGAGTGGCACAAAATACCATTTCCATTTAATTATCTATTTATTCCATATTTATTTTTATACTTATTGTATATATGGAACAAGAACCTAGTTTAATGAACAAAATTCAATCAGAAATAACGAATGTAGGCGACATGGTAAAGGAATCCACTTCAAACATAACTAACAAAGTTGGAGAGATTGCCGATTCTACTAAATCTGTGTTTGACAATGGAGTGGATTCTGTTAAATCGATTTTACCCCCCGCACCAATCCCAGCGGATGGTAACTCATTTGCATTAGCCGATTACACTAACATGTCCTCTGACTTTTTAGAATCAAATAGTTACATTGCGCGTGCCGCCTTTATTTTGTTAGTTGTGTTTGTGTTTTTTGTTTTACTTCGAGTGGTTACCGCCCTTATCAAATATTTTATTGGACGGAAATCGGAGCCGATTAAACTGATTGATGGTATGCACGATGGAGAAACAAGATTGGGTCCGTTAAGTCAAGGATTTGGTAGCGAATATACAATCCCTCGTTCAAGCAATGAAGAAAATGGCATTGAGTTTACTTGGGCGGTCAGTCTTTATGTAGAAGATCAACCGATTGGGTCTAAACCAAAATATAGACATATATTTAGTAAAGGAAGTGTTCCTACTTTTACAAATACAAGTGATAGCCTTACCCAAACGGGAATTACAACGATCAATCAAGCCCCCGGACTATATTTTGATTCTATCGAAAACAAATTGGTGGTTAAAATAGATACATTCAATAACGCTTATTCTTCAACCATTAACATTGAATCCATTCCTCACAATAAGTGGTTGAATGTGTTGATTCGATGTAAACAAACCCTTATTGATGTGTATATTAACGGTCAAATTGCAAAGAGTTTGGTTTTACCGTCTGTTCCAAAACAGAATTATGGAAATGTATATATTTCGGAAAGTGGTGGGTTTAAAGGAAAAATTTCCAATTTATTTTATTATAAACACGCACTGTCTATTAATGAAATTCAATCACTATTGGAAGATAGCGTGAATACTCAAACAACTACTACGGATGGAATAAATTCAACAAAGACAGACTATTTAGGATTCAGATGGTATGTCTAGGTAGGGGAACGTAGTTCCCCTATAACCCCTCCTAATCCAACTAGGGGAACCTACGTTCCCCTATAACCCCTCCTAATCCAACTAGGGGAACCTACGTTCCCCTATAACCCCTCCTAATCTAACTAGGGGAACCTACGTTCCCCTATAACCCCTCCTAATTCAACTAGGGGAACCTACGTTCCCCTATAACCCCTCCTAATAGAGGGAACTACGTTTCCTTATTAATCCAACTTTTTTATATTGTCAGTATTTAATAATTATATAATATAATATGATTTATGATATAATTATTATAGGAAGTGGTATGAGCGGACTATATTCTGCTTATAATATTCAAAAAATGTCTCCAGATACAACATTCCTCATTCTTGAAAAATATAAAAAACAATGGGTTGGAGGTCGCACAAGTAATGATATGTTTTATGGGACTGAAATTGTAACTGGGGCTGGGATTGGTAGAAAAAAGGATAAATTATTAAATAAATTACTGGATGAATTCGATTTTACAACAGAAGAATTCACCGTGAATCCTCATTATTCAAGTAAGATAACTCCTATAGATATTAAAAAAGTGATGAATCATTTAAGAAATGAATATACAAAATATAAAAGACCACAAACCACATTTAAGGCCTTTGCCAAAAATGTCTTGGGAGAGAAAGAATATAAGAATTTTGTCAATGCCGTTGGATATACCGATTATGAGAAAGAAGATGCCTATGAAACATTGTATTCATATGGGATGGAAGACAATGCTTGTTGTTTAAACGCATTTTATGTGCCTTGGAAAAATTTGGTTCTGAATTTAGTGAATAAAATTGGAGAATCTCATTTCAAATTTTCAAATAATGTTTATAAAGTAACAAAAAATGAGGATAAACAATCTCGATTTTTAATTGAGACGGAGAATGGTGTAAATTATATGTGCAATAAAGTGATTATTGCTACAACTATTACTGGTATTCGAAAACTCTTACCAAGTCCTATTTACAATGAGATTGAAGGACAACCATTTTTGCGTTTATATGGAAAATTTACGAAACAGTCTATACCAATTCTGAAAGAATATATCAAAGGTTATACATGTGTGCCGGGTCCACTTCAAAAGATTATTCCAATGAATCCCGATAAAGGGGTATATATGATTTCATATAGTGATAATAATAATGCATTTTCATTAAAAGATAATTTGGAGAATACAGAAGAAAATAGAGATCTGTATTGTGAACTACTTGAGAAATCAATGGGCATACCGAAGGGGTCTCTACATTTAATCGCAATTAAAGATTATTACTGGCCTATAGGAACCCATTACTATAAACCATTGAATCGAGTCCTTTTTAAAGATAGAGATGAGTTTATTGACATTGCACAACATCCAGAAAAGGGAATATTAGTTGTAGGCGAAGTGGTTAGTAAAAATCAAGGTTGGACAGAAGGCGCGTTACAAAGTGTGAAGTCTGTTTTAACAAAAAGATGGATTCATTCTGTGTGTTAACAAAATAGACTAATTCGGTGTGTTAGTTAAAGCTAAAACGAAATAATACCCATGGTATCCAATCGAAGCAAACCCCAACATCAATAAAAGTTCAAAATATAACCGTGCTGTTTTATCTTCATTGTAACCAATATATAATAACAATGGACCGACTAAAAGAATATGAATTAAATTTACCCAATATCCTTTTCCTTTTGTCATTTTACTATAAGCCTTAAATGTATGGTATAAAATGATTATTATGCCTAGTCCAAGTAGTATCGGAAACCCAATTTTAGGTATATTTGTGTTTTGTATCCCTACATACAAAAAGAGACCTCCAATGATTAGTATGTGAAATAAGTGAACGATTGATTCGGGATTCATATAATTTAGTTATAAATTATTTTGTCAAAGCAATATATAATGAAAAAGGAATGTTTTAATTATTACAATAAAGAAATTGAGACAGTTGGAAATAAAAAAATAGTTCGAACTGTATCTATCAAAAATGGCAAAGGATATAAAAGTGTTACTAAATATCACAAGGGGAGAAAAACGGGTTCTTCGACGAAAACAATTCGTCGTTCTCATATGATGTCTATCAAAAAAAAAGAGTTTATTCCCGGACTGTTTCTGGATTGTAAATGTCCCGCACAAAAATAAGTGTCCACCAACTCAGACATTACTGTAATTATATTACATTTTGTTTAAATTATATTATGTCTTGTTAGTGTATGTCTTGTTTAGGATCTGATTACAACCCAAATCCACCAAACGTATGGTCTCGTTCAACTACCCCGCAAATAAATATGCCTTACGAAGATTTCTTGATGCTTCGAAAAGTGAGCTCACTTAAACATTCTAACAATTCGGGATGTCTAACAAAAAAGCAAGAATATGCCAAAATTGCCACCAGTAGTTGGGTAAATAAAAAAACAGTGTGGACAAATGTCCCGAATGTATGCCCAGTGCAGACCAAATGTTTGCCCGTATCTTACTCGGGGGTTCCCGGAAAAGGATTCCTCTGTTCCACCCAATTAAAACCAACCTTATTATTCACACGCACCATCACTTCTGGCGGAGACAATGGTTTCCCCAATGGATATAAATTTGTATAAACACATTTAGATAATACCATCTATACTAACAAAATGGGAAGAATTGTTAGTATTGATGTCGGAATTCGCAACTTGTCGATTTGTTTCTTTGATTCCTCGCCATTTAATATTCTGATATGGGACAATATTGATCTAACAGAAAAAGAGACAACTACTTGCTCGACAGTTGGGTGCAAAAAGGCGGTCAAATACACAAAAAACGGACACTGCTGGTGCCTTGCACATTCCAAAAAGCAGCCCTTTATAGCCGTTCCCAAAGAGTTATCCAAACCCGCCATTACCAAAACAAAAGTGCCTGGATTGAAACTACTCATGGTGAAATATGGATTCAAAGAAGAAGATTGTCTTACTCGTCTTCACATGACTAACAAATTGCAAGAGTATATAGAAACCAATTGTTTTGAAGTCAAGGCAAAGGTGAATGCCGTTCATCTGAATCTAGTAACCATTGGACGTAATATACAGCATAAATTAGATATTCTTTTTCAAAACCAACTAACAAGTATTGATACGGTTATTATTGAAAACCAAATTGGACCTCTTGCCGTGAAGATGAAGACGATTCAAGGGATGTTAGCTCAATATTTTATTATGAGAAATGAGAATATACAGATAGAATTTGTTAGTTCAGTGAATAAATTGAAAGGACTAACAGATGAAAGCGAGTTGGATTACAAAGGACGAAAGAAGGCGGGAATCCAATGTTGTCAAACCAAATTGGAAGAATATGGATTGTCTGCAAAATGGCTTTCCTTTTTTCAATCCCACAAGAAAAAGGATGATTTGGCGGATTGCTTTTTGCAAGGAGTATGGTATTCCAGTTCAACTTCAACTTTTAAAAAAAGTTGATTCAAAACGTAGTCATCACCTTTTCATAACTTTTAAAAAAAGTTGATTCAAAATGTAGTCATCACATAGTTCAACTCATTCAAACAATTTACTTAGGAGAATAAGTTCGCAATGATTGAATCCATAATTTATTATAAGCACGTCTATATTGTTCACTAAATATTTGTGGTTGTTGTTCTTGTTGCTTTCCGTTAAAAAACTTAATAATAAAATTAAACATTGTATATAATAAATATACAATACTTAAGTGAATCAAACCCAAAAAGATAAATCGGGTTGAATGTTTTGAATCAACTTTTCATAACTTCGTGAAAAAAGTTGAAGATTACTCATCATCCGAAGACACTTCTGGTTCCTCTTTTTCATCTACCATACCCGTCGTATATTTTTCAATATATCGATAAATGCGATTGATGTCTAACTTTGAAATTTCATTCGGTTCTAACATAGTGGCAATTTCTGCATCGGAATATTGATTCTTTAAATTCAAAAAGAAAGAAAAGATATCTTTTTTGTCCATCCCCAGTTGCAATGCCAAATTTTGAATAAAAATAACATTGTTGTATTCAGTTGAATATTTTGTTAGTACCTTTGTAAATCTAACCTCTGCGGGGTTATATTTACGGTGTTTGGGGAATGTATCGTGATACATCTTATTCGTCGAAAATGTTTTCATCAATGAACTCATCTCATTAAATACCCATATCTGGTTTTGAAATGTAATTCGGTCAATGTAATCCGCAAAACATATCTTGTCCAATGCATTTGTATAGAAAGAAATAGAATCCGATTTTTTCATTTTACCTAACACATCAATGATATTTTCGTGCCACAATAATCCAATAATAGTGCGGTCTGTTTCACTCATCACGGTCAAATGTTCTGACAATGAATACGGCGAATTAATCATCTTTTTTACAATTTGACGAGTATCATCATTGTATGATTTGGTTTGAAATATATTTTGAATAATACTCACATTCAAGGTTTCCTCTTTCTTTCTGTATATCTGATGAAGGGTATTTATCTTCCTCAAATCGCCTTGAATGTATTGTATTATATTTGGTATTAACGCGGGTGAAACGGTAGGCAATATACAATCTATGATTTTATTTATTTGAGCGTTAGTCGGTTTTTTTAATTCCACGACATTGCATACCTTGATAAGTTCTTTAATTTTCTTATCTACATGATAGTTCCCAATGCATATGATAGGGTTCAACGAAATATCCTCAAGACGTTGCTTTTTGGTCTTCTTGGGTCGAATTACTTTAATTAATGCATTGATTCCACCTTTGTCGCCATTATTCATTCCGTCAATCTCATCCATAATAATGACTATTTTTTGAGGGGTCTTATTAAATAAACTCATAATGTTTGTGTCTGACATATTGTGCTTGGTAATGGTGTCAATAATGGATTTGTTTCGGACATCTCCGGCATCATACTTTATTATATCATAGTTAAGCTCTTTCAAGATGTTCGTCACAAAAGTTGTTTTTCCCGTGCCGGGGTCGCCATAAAGATAAATTCCTTTCTTTGTTAATAGGTTTGATTTATTCTCCTCATACTCTTTTAAAAACGATTTTATTTTTAAAACGTCTTCCTCTCTTCCCAAAATATGATTTAAATTTAATTTTTCCATTTATTATTGTTATAGATGGTTATTTATATCCATTTGGCAAATATTTATTTGTTAGTTATCTATTAATCATTTAACCATTGTATATTCCATCCCATACAAATTTATTACGTGATGCCCAACCTTTTTGGTCACTTTCAATCGATGTCTTCGCAATGTAGCATTTTCCTTCGGCGCAACAAGGATAATTGCCATTGGTATCACACTCATTGTAACTGAAGGTTCCTTTATTTATTCCATTTGCATTTATACATATGGTTCCATCACTAGACAAATCCCAATAATCTGGACACTTTGTTGCCACTCGAGGTATCCTAACAGTTTTAATTGATTGATACGTCTTATAATAAATGATCATTACTGCAAAAATAAAGGAAACAATCGCGGCGATTAATACTATTTTCTGCAAATTCAAAAATTCTAGCATTTATATATGTTGATATAAATGCGAGTGTTGATGTAAATGTCCTAAATTCAATGATTATGCTAATCCGTCCAATGATTATGCTAATCCGTCCCAAGATATGTCAAATGCCTTTGCCCAATCTACATTGTCTTGCATTGTTCCCGATGGAGTATAAGTCAAATTTGGAGTGTATTTGTAGTCTGCCCCCATATACTTAGTTGGAATATTTGCACTACTCACATTGGCTAACATATAACAATTGCTTGGGTCGCGAGAATTGGCTGGATTTCCTCGAACCCATCCATCTATACAACTTGAGAAATCTGTCCATGAAGTAATTCCTAATTTACCGCAGTGTAAAGAATCTTCATTTGATCCAGTTAAAGAACATGAAATGTCCGTAATCATCGATCCCACATTAATACCAGTTGACCCACATTTATTATTGCTTATGTCGTGCACCCATCCGTCTGGGCACGGGGTGCTTAATGGTGGCCATGGTTTTAATTTATCTACGCTATACATCATATATCCTATAATGGTGGATACTACAATCAATAGAATGACGGCAACCATAATGACTATTTGTTGAAAAGAAAGATCCATCGTATAAACTATGTGGATAAAAAAGACCGCCTTTTTTATCTATCTTATAATTAATGGCAAATACAAATACTCTAAATAACGGTCGCATTAATTTAGCTCAACCCGTTGGTCCAAACATGCAAACTCTTTTTTCCATGTATGATAAAATTCCCGCAAATCAAACGGCGGGGTTTAGGGAATCTACCAACGGAATCTGGACCGAAACCAAGTTGTCTAAACTTTTCTTTTCAAGTCCTAACATCCAAATTATTCAAAACGGAATTCGTGCCGGGGTGTACCAGATGTCTAACAACAAATATGTCATTGGTCAGCAAGACGAGGATGCTTTGAAGGTGGTTATGCGAAGCGTGTTCCTTCAAAATGCTCTAAACTTGCCGACAAACATCACCGGACAAATCCAAGATTTGAACGATAAAGTGATTAAATATTGTGCAGAGAAAGTGTTTGGAGAAGCCCACGGATACATGACATACTTGTCAGATGTTAGTAGCATTGCGGTGCCCTTGGAACCACCAAAGATGGATAATAAGGAGGTCAAACGAACTTATAAAATGAGCCCGTGGTTTTAAGTTTTAAGGGAACTCGTCGTTCCCTTATGATCCCATACTGCCTTAATTAGGATGGACCTTATCGACAACCAATATGAAAGATACCGACCTAATATAGGAGGGGTCTTAGGGGAACGTAGTTCCACTAAAAAAATTGATTTTGTTAGTTGTTAGATTATTGTATTTATCTTATGCCAAACCAAATATGTTCTCGATTGAAAGCATTAATGTAAATGAATTTATCCAAAGTGTCATGCGAGCGAATGACATTGGATATTTAACCGAAATTGAAAGACAAATGGATGTATATACTAACAAACACGAAGAATGGTTATATCGGAATGGGTTTATATATGATTTGTTAGATATTCGTGATACGATTTTATTACGAATATCTCAACTTAAAAGACAGCTTCTAATAAAAAAATATATGGATGTGAATTCGGCGAATTAAAATACACTTGATCGAATTATTTTGGTAAAGCCTCCTCTAGTTGGGCGGCCTTTTTAGATTGTCTTCTTTTCTTGGGTGTGGGTGTGTGGTTTGTCTCTTTCTCTTCTTTTTTGAATATCTTTTCTTCTGCCACAACCTTCGGTTCTTCTATTGTTTTTGGTTCTGCAACAACTGTTGGCTTTTCTTCTGCTATTACCTTTTCTTCTGCAACTACCTTCGGCTCTTCTATTGTTTTTGGTTCTGCAACAATTTCAACAACATTTGCCTTTTCTTCTACCACAACCTTATGTTCTTCTTCAATAATAGGAGTTACAACATCAACAACCTTTGGTTCTTCTTCCACGGTTGGGGATTCTTCAAGTTCTAAAACATCGGATAACTTTACAACATTGGATACCTCTACCAAATTGGATACCACCTCACTCCTTGGTTCCAATAGTTCGTCTACACTTGTTACAATTAATTCATCTCGTTTCTCCAAAAGACTTAACTTAGTTTGCAAAACCTTTATATCTTCTTTTAACTTTGCAATTTGTTCTTCCATTCTTTTTTCATTTGCGGACCTAAACCAATTCTTAAACATGTTTGGATATAATAAAAATAGATTTATATTTATTATATTTACCATAAATACCACAAAAAAGAAAAAGAAAGAGATGATTATTTATAAATGGATGTTTTGTTTGTTTTTATTTTCTCTTTGAAACTGCTTTCTTACTAGATTTGACGACTTCCACCACATTGCGTTCGGACCGATACTTCAAATACTCTGCTTCCAACACAACCAATTCTTCTTCCCACATCACTACAATTGGCTTGGACTTGATTACTTCTAATTCGGCGGCTTTCTTGTCTCGTTCATTCATAATTTTTGCTACATTTTCTTCCGTGACACTATCCATTGACATTTTGGTTAAATATTTGTATTCTGCATCTCCGTCAACAATGCTGTATCCCTTACTGCAAAGAATGTCAACCACTTGTTCCTTTCTTTTGCGACGTAAATCAATCGTATCATCCAATATTTCTTGAATATATCTTGCTTTGTTAGAAAGCACCAACAGTTCTCGTTCTAATACATCCATCAAATGAAGCTTTCGGATTCCATACAATTCCAATCGAGTCTTGTAATAATCATCAATAATTTCTGGAACATTCGCATATTTCTTCAACTTATCTTTCTCATTGAATAGATGCATATTTGTAGTCGAACTTGTGCTACACAACTTCAGTAACTTCTCCACTCCATTCCCGTGTTCCGACCCATTTGATTCAAGTTCTGCTAATCTATCTTTAGGGAATGTCACGACAAAGTCAACGGTGGTATCTTTGCTCATATCATCATAATCGCGAATAAGTGGTGCCACTTTTTTGCCCGTTTTATCCACAGTCGCCTCTGTCATTTCTTCCAACATTTCTTTAAAATCTTGTGTCCAAAATCCAACTGGCAATTCAGTGACGCGAATCTTGTCTGCTCCTACATGTTCATATCTGCCTTTAAATAAATATTTACTTTCGGATACTTGAACAATTGTGCCATTGAATCCTTCATAATAGGGCATGAATCCAATATGAGATGCACTTTCATCTCGAAGTTTGCATTTAATATATTCAATAATGTCAAGCGGGTTGTAACACATAATATCTGTGCTGAATCCAGTTCCAATTCCCTTTGACCCATTCACTAGAACCATTGGAATAATTGGAGCATACCAAGTCGGTTCTACTTGAAAGCCATCATCATTCAAGTATGCTAACACCGCATCGTCTGCTTGAGGAAATAGGCATCGAGTAATTCGAGATAATTGAGTGAATATATATCTTTCAGACGCACTATCTTTACCACCTTGCATACGAGTTCCGAATTGGCCAGATGGAACAAGCAGATTGATATTGTTCGAACCCACGAAATTCTGGGCAAGCCCAACAATGGCTTGGTTCAAACTCGCCTCACCATGGTGATAGCACGAATGTTCCGAAACATATCCAGTGAATTGCGCAACTTTGATTTCACTTGTTAGATTCTTTTTAAATGCGGCATACAAGATCTTTCGCAAACTGATTTTCAATCCATCCATCAAATTGGGGATACTTCGGTCACAGTCATATTTGGAGAAGTGAATCAACTCTTTATGAATAAATTCTTCATATGTAATATCGTGATTTGATGTGTCGACATAGCTTTCTCTATCGTATTTCTCAAGCCATCCCTTGCGGTCATCTGCACGTTTTTTGTTGAAGACCATATCAATCGCATCATCACTTCCATCTCCCGCATAAGTAAAGTTGACAATCTTCTTGTTTTCAAAATATTCTTTGAATTCCTTACCCGTGCTGGTTCCTAATCCTTTGTAATATTTGACATTCCAACCAGCCCCTTCATTGTTCGCGGTTTTCCACAAATTGTATTCGCCGTCATTGTAAAACAATAACTCATTTTGTCCACGTCGTGCCTTCAATATAGGTGTGTTCATAAATCCAATAAATCCCGGAATACGAATCAGTGAAGACCATTCGCTCTGAAATAGATTCACGCACAATCCTTTGATATGAGACCCATCTGCATCTTGGTCTGTTAGGAATAAGACTTTCCCGTATCTCAAACTCGTTGCAATGTCATCCATATTCAAATATTGTTTTCCTTTTTCCAATCCTAGAATTTGTTTGATTTCCGTGATTTCCTTATTTTCCGAAATACGTTTTGTTAGTTCACCTCGAACATTCATGACCTTCCCTTTTAGAGGATATACGCCAATAATATTTCTATCTTCAGAGGAAAGTCCCGAAACAATGCCCGCCTTGGCTGAATCTCCCTCGCAGAGAATCAAGATACATTGTCGTGACTTGTCTGTCCCCGCCATATTGGCATCCATCAATTTTGGAATTCCACGAATATTCTTTGTTTTAGAACCATCCATTTTTTTCGCCGCTTTATGTTCTTTAATGTCATTGATTGCACATGCCGCATCCATTACACCCATTTTAGCCACCTTTTCAATAAACTTGTCGCTGACCGTGCACGAAGAACCAAACTTGGCAACGGGTGTATTCATGAAATCTTTTGTCTGACTATCAAACGCGGGGTTTTCAATATCACAACGTACAAACAGCACCAGTTGTTCTTTAATGCTATTTGCATTGACTTTGATTTTCTTCTTCTTTTCAATAAACTCAATCATTTTGCGGGTGATTTGATTAAGAATAAATTCCACATGTTTACCACCTTTGCAAGTGTGAATGCCATTGACAAATGAGATTTGAATAAATTCGTGGGACGGAGAGATTGCAACGGCATATTCCCATCGTGGGTCTGTTTCTTCATAGACACGTGCCGTTATATCTTTGTTGCCAATATACAAATCAATATATTGCTGGAAATTTTTAGTAGGTAGTGTCTCGCCATTATAACGCACTTTTAAAGACTTATCTGTGACCGCAGAAATGTCATATACACGTTTCTTAAAGAGGGCAATCATATCGGGAGTTAGTGCGGGAATGCCCAGCCTTGCATAGTCTGGATGAAATGTTATCTTGGTATATGGTTTGCCTTTGCACTTGGTGATAACGGGTGGTTCAATAATATCCAAATTTTGTCTGAATGTTTGAGTATATTTTAAACCACGAGTATGGTCCACGGTTTCAACTGTTCCCATAACTGACCAAATGAGAACCAACTTAAATCCAAATCCATTTTTTCCACCAACAATCTTTTTCTCTGTTTTGTCATAATTCGTCGATGTTCGCAAATGTCCGAATATCATCTCGGGAATCCAAATACCGGACTCGGGATGTTTGGCAATATCAATACCGTTACCGTCGTTCGTCATAGTGATAGTACCGTCCACAATGGAAACATCAATGTAAGAAACTTGACTTGCATCGGGATTAGTTGCCATTCGGATTGCATGGTCACGACAATTGACAATTCCTTCATCAAATAACTTGAACAAGCCGGGAATGTAATTTATATTTTTTTCAATAATTTTGTTTGTTTCATCATCGAAAATCCAAACATGGGAATCGATGTGTTCAACCGACCCAATGTATGTATCGGGATTGTCCAGAATATGGGCCTTGTCGGTCTTCTGCTGGTATTTAGAAGCTAATAATTGATCGTTCGATTGTTGAGACATTGTATTAATTTATGAGAAATGTATAAATTGATTTATAATAATAAATTTATTTCAATTTTTATATGCGGTTGTTGTTGTTGTAGCTTTAGAATAAATCAATAAATAAACTAATTATACTATATCAAATGACTTCTATGAATTTTAGACATACTTATACTTCAAGCGAAGATGTAGTTGCAAGATGCGTTCGAAGACGAAGTGCATTTAATATTTTCAACAAAGAAATGATGACTTCCAACCAGTCTGCTGAATTTGCTAGAGCCCAAATGTTGCAACGAAAAGGTTTAGGAGGAACAACCATTTTTATTCGGTCTGAAGAAGATGCGAATTTATTATTATCTGGGTCGGATTTGGGGTCTGGCGATGGTTCTGGTTCTGGTTCTAGCCCAACAACCACTCTTTTGAATTCCAAATGTCTTCCATGTACTCGTAAAAAAACAGTTTTACCATTAAAGAATACATTTTAAATCCTCTAAATTGCGTTTTTTTTCTAGTTATAACATATAATGGGAATTCATACAAAAAATGCGGATGGCAAATACCACATTAAGGGAAAGACATTTGAACTTTTAATTGGAACCCGTGCCCAAGTATGGCATGAAACTGCGTATAAAACATCGGGTGGATTAAGGAAGATGGATTTAGTTCAAAACGACAAAGGTCGCATTGTCTCGAAGTCAAAATATTTAACCGCCAAAAAGGAAAACAGACTTTTAAAGCATGGATATGGCACAGAAAAGGGAAAGTTCGGTGCTGTCCGAGTTGAAGTAAAGAGTCGTAAGAGCCGAAAAATGAGCGGCGGAGTAACTATTATGGGAGGAAAGAGCCTCAAAAATAGAGGGGGTAGTGTAATGTTAGGTGGTAATATTGTGTTAGGAGGAAAGAACAAAAAAATGGGTGGTAATATTGTGCTTTAATTGTGCTTATAAATGACGCTTATAAATGGCGAAAATCTACAAAAGAATCATATACAATATATTCTGTCAAATTGAATCGAATATATTTTTCAAAATACTGTTTACTAACCGCCAAATGGCTATTAATTTTGTTAGTATAGTCTGTATACAAATCATCTATCGATATAATGTCTGTCGGCGGACACTGTTTTAAAGATTCAATCAATGTGACAATTGATTGTTGTTTATTCCATAATTTGCATTTCACATTCATGATATATTTATTGTCCGCAATAGTTGTTTCCGGGAAAAAGTGTTGAATCAATTTAGGTAAATCATTCTCCTTTACATTAGACGAACTGTATAAAATATACAATTCGCCAATTTCCAGTTCATCCTCCGCCCAAATAATATTTTCTTCCCAGAATTGAATAAACTGACTTATGTACGGTAAATATTTACTTGTAATGCACACAAAGGAATCATTTTCTTCTTCGTATTTTAACAATTGTTTAAACAGCTGTTTTAACGCATTTGAATATATCATATTTGGTATATCGTGTAACACTAAATACTGTTTCCATATGTAATGAAGTTGTTTCCATGTAATGCGAAATGAATCCCCCGCGGGTTGGGTAGAGTGTTCTATAAATTTGGATACAATTGTTTCTTGTGAATTAGATTGAAAATGCATTACGTGTGATTTTAATTCAGATACTGACTGAATATATTGTTCAGAAGAACCGTATCGGTTAGAATAATGTGCAGCCACACACAACATATCTAGTCCACACTTGTTAATTAGATTTATCCAAAATTCACTTGGGATTGGGTCATTCACCACTAACAACCGATACTGCGAATACACATGATTCTCATTATACTTGGAGGTAAAATTGTGGGTCAGATTATTTACACCAATATACGGGCCAATTCGATCCATTTCAGAAAAGATAGTGGAATGTTTATTGATGATTCGGATAGGGGTTTGCTTTTTCAAAATATTATCCCCAAGAACAGTTAAAAAATATTTAGTGGCACTTTTAGAAGGAAAAATGAGTGGACACAATGAATTCAATATACGCTGAATAGTAGTAGTGCTTGGTGTAGATGATAACAAGTGTCGTTCTTTAATTCGCTTCATGATACTGGATTTGGTCTTGTATTTCCAATCCATCAAAGTTCTATCCTCCGAAATAGTGGAAAGCAATTTATAATGTATATCGTCTTCTTTGCAAATAGTATATGTGTCATCGACATATTCGTAATAATGTCCGCTGGATAAAATGTGATAATATTTGTGTTTATCCAAAAACACTTTAATAAACGTTTCTTGCATCGACTGAAGGGCATTTGTTCGCAATGTTCTTTCATTGTAATTTTCATTTTCAATTTCAAGAGTGTTGGGTAAAATAGTAAATATATGGGAATTTAATCTGTTCAACATATAATCATTTGACTCGTATTTCGCATATAATTCCATTACTTTCTGTATTGGTTCCATTAAATAAGTATATTACTTTTCATTTATATTCATTTAATTGGTTTAATTATTATTATTATTATCACGTTACACAAAGCATTTAAAGATTTACAAAACAATAATTTAATGAATAAAGGAGTTGAAGGAAATGTATTAACAATCCAAACAGTTCAAATTGCACCATTTCGAACACTAATGACGGCACTAAAGGACATTTTATTAGAGACAAATATTTCATTTCAGCCCGATGGAATTCGAATTATTAATATGGACAAGTCGCATACGATTTTAGCCCATCTTTTATTAGATGCAAAGAATTTTGAATTTTACGAATGTAAACGAGACAAAATTATTATTGGGGTGAATATGTTTCATTTGTTTAAGCTGATTAATACAATTGACAATGATGATACACTTACCATGTATATCGAAAACGCCGATTATGTGGATGGGATTGTTTCTTATTTGACATTGAAATTTGAGAATGGAGACATTAAGCAAAGAAAGACGCAAAAGTTGCGACTGATTGAACCGGAACAAGAAGAGTTGGAATACCCAGATGTGAAATTTTCATCTATTATTAATCTCCCATCCGCTGATTTTCAGAAAATTATTCGAGATTTGTCTTGTATTTCCGATAAATTGGAAATTAAATCGGTTGGAAATGAATTGATATTTAAATGCAATGGACAATTTGCGTCTGCGGAGATACATCGAACTGAATCAGATGGCAGTATGGGATTTATTTTGAAACAAGACTCTTCGAAAGTGGTTCAAGGTGAATTTTCATTGAAAAATTTAGGATATTTTATTAAATGTACGAATTTGTGTTCTCAAATCGAAATTTATTTAGAGAATGATTTGCCTTTAGTAGTTAAATATTATGTGGCCAGCTTAGGTATGATACAGCTGTGTTTAAGTCCTTTGCCGTCGTGTTAAACCCTTTTGTTGTCGTGTTAAACCCTTTTGTTGTCGTGTTAAACCCTTTTGTTGTCGTGTTAAACCCTTTGCGATCGTCGTGTTAAAATACATTTAATTGATAATTAAATTCAATGTATTAATTATTTATTCATTCGATATAGTATAATGTCTGCTGGATATATCCGAAATTATTCAGATTATTTAGCATCAAGGACTGTATGCAACAATTTTGTTGGACAAGCGGGGCCTATGGGTCCCGCGGGGCCAATCGGTCCTACTGGTCCCGCAGGGACTGGGTCTGGGGGGTCTGGTGGAATTGGATCAACTGGAGCAATGGGTCATACTGGAGCAACTGGAGCAATGGGTCATACTGGAGCAACTGGAGCAATGGGTCATACTGGAGCAACTGGAGCAATGGGTCCTACTGGAACAACTGGAGCGATTGGAGCAACCGGAGCAATGGGTCCTACTGGAGCAACTGGAATAATGGGTCCTACCGGTTCAATCGGTCTTACTGGACCCACTGGACCCACTGGAACATTTACTGGACATTTTGTGGGCACTTCTTACTTTGATGGGTCTGCTAATTTTACGGGGGTAGTTGACATACAATCTCGTATTTTAAATAGTTCTGACCCTAGCAATAATATATATATATCTGGAAATTTAGTTCCTACTGCAGACAGAATGTATAATCTTGGAGCTAGTGGATTGGAATGGAAATCTATGTTTGTTAGTGCGGGTACTATTTATATTGGAGGTGTAGCCATTTCATCCGATGGAGCATCAAGCATTATTATGCCTTCCGGAACCACAATCGGTGGTGTCAATCCAGGAACGATTGTTATCCGCGGGGCAGTTGATTACATTGTTGATTTATACAGTCTTGGTGTAACGGGAATGGGGTCTGGATACATGGTAAACAAAGAGTATGGCTCCAACCCAGCACATATGTTTGTTCTAAGCTCGGACACTGGCAGTGATTTGAGTGCAAATTGGACGGACATTGGAGCAATTGCGGGTCCTCAAGGAATACAAGGCATCCAAGGAGAACAAGGAATTCAAGGACCCACCGGGGTCAAAGGTGATACTGGTATACAAGGTGTAACTGGTCCCGTTGGACTTCAAGGAGAGCAAGGCCCAACTGGGTTGAAAGGTGATATTGGTATACAAGGTGCAACTGGGCCAAAAGGGTTAGACGGCACGGCGAGTGCACGTGGTGATACGGGTCCTACTGGTATCCAAGGACAAGCCGGTCCAGCTGGCGCAAAAGGAGACCAAGGCATTCAAGGCATTCAAGGCATTCAAGGTATCCAAGGTGAAACGGGCCCTACTGGCTTTAAGGGCGACCAAGGCATTCAAGGTATCAAAGGTGAAACTGGTGCAAAAGGTGAAACGGGTTCTACTGGATTAAAAGGCGATCAAGGAATCCAAGGTGAAACTGGTCCGACTGGATTAAAAGGGGATCAAGGAATCCAAGGAGAAATGGGACCAACTGGTGCTACGGGAGCAAAAGGAGCGGATGGAGTTAATGGTAATGACGGAGCTCAGGGCATTCAAGGTGTAACTGGCGCTACGGGAGCAGATGGAAATGATGGAGCTCAAGGCATTCAAGGTCCAACTGGTGCAAATGGCAATGATGGGGCTACCGGACCGACTGGTCTAAAAGGCGACCCAGGTGTAGGTACATCAAGTGGTCTAGTTGTATATATGAATCGAAGTCAAAATTCTGGAACCGTTATTGTAAACCCAATTAATACCTTCACAGAGAATAGTGGACAAACCAATGCGTATTTGTTGAATAGAACCGCCACCATTTCAGATTCTTCTTATAATATTACATTCGCTAACATAAATACATCTTACGTAGTAGACCATTATATTTGGGATGTAGTATCCGACCTTAGCTTAACATCGATTCCTCCCGGAATTTGGGACATGAATATGTATGCTAGTGTGTCTGGTAATGGCACGGTAAGAGTACAAATGAATGTATATAAATATAATGCGGGTACATTAAGCGCAATTGGAACTGGAGATTCCGTAATTATTACTGGAACGAATGTGGAAACATACACAACAAGCGCATATGTTCCATATACTGCACTAACAAATGGAGATAAAATATATGTGATTTTGATAGCACGTTCAACCTCTACTGATCCAACATTAAAAACATATTATCAATCATCTGCTTATTATTCTCATATCCATACTTCGATTGGTGGATTACAAGGTCCCGCTGGTCTAAAAGGTGATGCCGGTGCAACGGGAGCAGTTGGCGCAACTGGATTAAAAGGAGATCAAGGAATACAAGGAGAAACGGGTCCTACTGGAGCAGTTGGCGATACTGGTGATACTGGCCCGACTGGCGCACAAGGCATTCAAGGTTTTACTGGTGCTATGGGTGCAACGGGAGCAGTTGGCGCAACTGGATTAAAAGGAGATCAAGGAATACAAGGAGAAACGGGTCCTACTGGAGCAGTTGGCGATACTGGTGATACTGGTCCGACTGGCGCACAAGGTATTCAAGGTTTCACTGGTGCTATGGGCGCAACGGGAGCAGTTGGCGCAACTGGATTAAAAGGAGATCAAGGAATCCAAGGAGAAACGGGTCCTACTGGAGCAGTTGGCGAT